ACGCTCTTCCGATCTGGCGGGGATTGGGAATGAAAATCACCGTAATGTCAACGCGGCACGGTTTCGAAATGCGCGCGAACAACAGCCCCGACACGTTCGCGTTGGGCATCCTTGACGACATGCCGATCGCGATGGAAGTCGCACGCCGAGTGAACAACTATGACGCCCTCGTCGTAGCGTTACGGGCTGTCCTGCGCAACCCGTCCATCTCGGGCGTCATCGCTGCCGACGTCCTCACCGCAACCCAGGAAGGTTAAACATGAACGCCAAACAACGCAGACTTGCCCGTCGACGCGGTGACGCGATCACGGTTCGCAACTGCTACAACTGCTATTTGATGTACAGCGACAAGGACAAGCAATGCCCTGAATGCGGGCACACTCACTCCGAGCGCTGGACGTTCGGGTACAAACAACGGAGAACCACAAAATGATCATCACCAAACGCGCCGACGAACTCAAGCCCGGCGACATCATCGTAAAGCGGACCGCGCCCCGTCACGTCGTCATCAGCACGTACCGTTTGAATCCGCACAGTATCGGTGTCTTCATGATGGAACTTGGGACAGCACCGTCCGTCGTTTTCAGCAACAGCCCTGCATTGCCGGCCACCAACGAAGCGCCGTTCGACGTCGAAGTCCCCGACCCGCTTGTATCGCCCGACGATATCGACAATCTAATCCGGATCGCCCGCAATTGGATCAATGGCAATCCGCCTACCATCGGGGCGCGTAAAGCCGCGCAAGAGATCGTCGACCGTCTGTCGCCACCCAACCCGCCCACGTACGAAGAGTTGCTTGCGGCGTTGGAGGTTACAACGAAGTACGCAATGATCGACTCCGACCGTCTCGCCGAGAGCGAATACAAAGAAGTCCAGTGCGCCGAAAAGGATGCACAAGCCTTGCTCGACCGCGCACGTCAAGCGGGGCTGCTCAAATGAAGACCTTTAGCGAAACCCTGGAAGAATACCTTGACGCCCGCGACGCGTTGAAGCGTATCGAGGACGGTCCGAGATGGTCTGATATGCGGATGTATCGCGCGGTAGAGCGTAAGCAAAAAGCGGCGGCCGACCTGGACCGTCAATTCAAACTTTTGCCGAAGCCGATCCTATGACCACGCCAACCCCGCAACAGATCGCCCGCGTCCGCAACGACGCCGGGCTCACGCAAACCCAGGCGGCCGAACTGCTGCATAAGAACCTGCGCACGTGGCAGAAATGGGAAGGCGGCGATTCCAAGATGGACGCCGCGTACTGGGAACTTTTTAACATAAAGATCAAAAAGGAACGCAAATGAGCATCCGCGACCAATCCGATAAAGACCTCGCCGACACGGGGCGCATGCTGGCGGCCGAGATCGGCGAGATTGCCGCCGAGTTGGAGCGTCGCGGCATACCCGTGGCCGTCCAGGGCTATTACCGTTTCGAAGCGAAGCGCATCACTGAGGAATCGATATGAGCGTCAAACAATGGACCGAGAACGAAATAATGGATCGGTGCACGTCCGAAAGTTACGTCCGTTACGAAGAGTTCGAACGCGTGTTCAATGCGTTGCGCGTCCTTGTTGACGCCATCGAGAACGACCCATCAAGCCTCGCCAACGAGGAATCGTGGATAGCAACGGAGGATGCGCAACAGATTGTTGACCAATACGAATAATGGGCGTATAGTTCAACACATGGACGCGACGCACGGTGCGAAGCGGTAGATAGAAGGGGTAGGAAATGAAACTCGACTTTGAAAACGCTCAAGTGGTCTACGCGCAGAAAAGTATCGTCGAATCGATGGGGCGTGGTTTCACGGCAAATCAGGCTGCACAAATGCACCTCGATTCTCTGCGCTTCATTTCGGCAATCAAAACGATGGACATCGCTGTGCGCATCGTCGACCGCGCGGCCCGCCTAAACGGTCTGAAACTGAACTGGGCATGACCCGCGCCTCACCCCTCGCCCACGCGCTGCTGGACTGGTATCGCGCCAACGTGTGCGACGACAACGCCCGCAGCGCGTGGCACACGATCCACCGTAACGGCCCGCTTGCCTTGACCGCGTGCGAGACCGACAGCGACTACGCGATCGTCGCCGACGCAATGGTTGTGGCCGCTGAGTTGGTCAAGGAACTTCATATCCCACCCGGCCGCGAGGTCGACCACTTCAACAATGGAAGGATGATACTCAAATGAACTATGCAGAACTGTTAGCGGCGCACGACGCCGCCGTCGAGCAAAACGCGAAGCTGGCACGCCAAGTCGAAGAGATGAAGAATTCGGGCATGGCGATGCTTAAGCATGAGACGGAGCGCACGCGGGAATGTCTCGACTTGCGCGAAGTTATCGCCGATCATAAGCGATTGGTCCGCGAACTGGATGTGTTGATCAATGGCGAAGAGGGTGCAGCGAAACAGGCGTCGTTGTACGACATCATCGCCCAGGTGCAACGGGAAGGTATTGCCAATCTCCGTAAGGCAGCGTACTGGTTCAACACGCTAGTGGCATGCGCCCGCGCACTTGACCTGCCAGACGACGAGCCGATCCCGTCCGGCGTGCTGCGTCTGGTTCAAAACCTCGTTGCCGAACGCGAAGCGCGCAGGTTCCCGGATGCCGATGCGGACGCGAAGCGATTGGACTTTCTCGACGACTCAATGTTCCAGAGCGCGGGACAGGCTGCCCGTGCCGAAAATCTCGCGGCTAAGTTGCGTGCACCATCCCCGGCATCGCAGCCAGTAGCTCCCGAGGCGACGCAGGCTGACGACGCCCTGTCGCGCGCTATGACACGGATTGAGGCGCACGGCCCGCAGGACTTCAGCAAGGAATGGGCGGCAGCGGTATCGCGCGGCGAGGCTCATGCACAGCAAGAAGCAGCGCCGATCCCGAAATACGAAACGGTGCTGCTGTCCGGAGATCACGGGCGCATCAACGACAACACTGTGCGCGAGGCGATGCAGCAGGAAATCGAAGCGTATCGTGTCCGCGCTGCCGCCCCCACGACCGTGCCGGATCATTCGGAAAGAGAAGCCGCCAACGCGGGCGACTTGGATGCGCTAGTGCGCGAATACGGCAACGCACCTGTGACGGGATCGAATCGCACCCGTCGGGTCATCATGCAGGAAATCTACGAGCTTGCAGGCGAGATTTTCGGCAAAGCACCCGCCACCAGCGCTGCCATTGCGGGCGAGAGCGATAAGCTTAAAAAATGGATCAGGGAAGCAATCCGCCTTTTCGGCTCGGCTATGAAGGAAATGCACTGGAAAGACTTGGAGGCGCACTTGAAATCCATGCAGGATGAAGGCTATCGGCTGCTAAACCAAGCCCCCACCACCATCGCAGCAGGTCAGGAAGCCGCCAACGCGAAGGATGCGGCGCGGGAGGAAGCGCTGTTGCGCGCGCTTCAGCGAGTCGTTGACGACGAGCCGATCCCGTCTGGCGTGCTCCGTCT